AGTCCTGTGGGGCCACTCATTGGTTGCACACCACAAATATCATATGCCATCAAATTAGGCATAGATCTACGAACTAAAGAAATCAAAACTGGATCCCAGTTTGCAACAGTATCAGCTGTGGACATTTCTGCCTCAGACAAAAACTGTTTTGACTCTTTAAGCTCTTTTTCTTGGTTCTCCAAGATTACAGCAGTAACCGCACGTTTGTAAGCATCGTTGATCGGAGGTAGATCGGGATGATTCAAAACTGGTTGCCACTTTTCTTGAAGAGCTTCTGAATTATACATAAATTACTCCTTTAAAAAGTTTATCAGATATTATTTTTTTGCCCTTGAGTTATCCTTCTTAATGGCAGACATATATTGTGCCATAGTTCCAGATACTTCTTGGGGTTCTTCAGTTCCTTCTTCAGTAAGAGTCTCATCTTGAGATTTTACTTCATCAGAACCAAAATAGCTTTCCTTTATTGTTTGAAGCTTCTCTTTGTAAGATTCTTCATCGGAAAACTCAACATCATCAACCAGACTTTGGAACTTTTCAGTTTCGGTATCAGTCATCCCATCAGCAACATCGGCAATCATGGACTCTTTTACGAGTTCACCTTTTGCCTTTTTCAACTGAACATTTTCTTCCATCTGTTTGTTTAATTTATCTTCCAATTCTTCTATTTTAGTCAAATTGGCTTCCAAGATGTCATACTTCTCATCTGGAACATCGATATAGTGATCTTCAAATAATCCTTTCAGACCACTAATGAAATCTTCTGCGATCTCACCTTTGAGCCCACGCTCAATAGCAAGTTCGTTTTCAGTCATCCATTGTTCTACAACATAGTTCAAATAGTCATCGACTTTTTCAACTACACTTGTCATTGTTTCTTCTGCAACTTTCTTTGCAGAATCTTCGTTTTTCGCATGAATTTTTTCCAATTCAGTACGAACTTTCGATTTAATTGCGGTTTCAAAGATTGTTGAGGCTTTTGTTTTAAATTCGTCAGAGAGTTCTTCTTCACCACTAACTAAAGCTTCAATGTCTTGTGATACATCTAAATCTTCAATTGTTTGGTCAATAGACTCTTTCTTAACTTTAGAAGCTTCTTCATCTTCTTCTTCCTCATAACCTTCATCCTGTTCAGTTTCACCTAAAACGTGAGTACCATACATTTTTGCAAGATCTTCTTTTTTCAGACCTTTAATGTGGTCTACAAGTCCTTGCATGATTTCAGATTTGAGTTTAGGAGCAGTAGCTTTTTCTTCCTTTTTAACTTCTTCTTCCTCATCATCTTCTTTTACTTCTTCATCTTTATCTTCAGTTTTTACCAAAGTTACAGGTTTTACTATACCTTTGGTTGATTTAGGATCAGATGTTTTGCCAGAAGTTTTGGCTTTTTCCATATTTTCTTTTTCTTGCTTTAATTTAGTGGAACTTGGATTGGATGCTCCAGGCTCTTTAGCACTTACCCCTGTAGGTTTTGCTGTAGCCTCTTCGACCTCATCCACTTCTTCCATCTCTTTAGTGAGTTCTTCAGACATATAAGTCTCCTTTAGTAGTTTTGATTAATTATATTTATAATATTAGAGTTTTGAAAGAAACATTTCAAAGGCTTCTGCCTTCTTATTTGCGGAAGCGACTCTCTGAATACGGGCAACTTCTTCTTCTCTAAGAATTCCGTTATCCCAAATCCATTCTTTCCCTTCCATTATTCCTTCCACAAACGCTTCTGGTGCAGATGGATCCGCAACGATGTCTCCTGCTGTTGCAAGATAAAAATCGTCTTTAACTACATTAGTTTGACCCTTCTTTTCAAGTGTACCCATTCCTCTACTAGAGACTCCAAGTTTTGCACCTGCATTTAGCAATTCTTTGACAATTTTACCATTAGGCGTGTCAAGAATCTTTGCTTTCCCGATGATATTTTTACCTTCGGGGTATAGTTCTTCGATTAAATGAGAAACCCTATCCAAATTGACCGTTGGCCCCTCTGGATGTCCTAGTTCTCCAAAAGCTCGTTTATTCTGAACTAGTTCCTTATTATATCGAGTAACTTCTTTTGTTAAAATATTAAGAGGATATAATCTACCATTCCGATTTTTAGTCTCGGCCTGCATAAAAACCCCTTTAATTTTCAAATCTTTGCCATTCTTACCTTCAGTAAGAACTTCAAAATCATCAAACATTTCTGTGATTAGCTTCATATTATCCTCCTGAATATTGTTTGTGTACAACAATAACAGCATAAGAATCGCCTGCTACTGTAATACCAATATCTGCTGTATTTGTTCCTGACAGAACTGCTCCAGATTGACCTAAATTCCAATGTCCTGTTCCTGTAAAGGCATGAACATCTGTACCACCTCTATCTATTGTAATTGAGGTTGCGGTTTGCCAATGAATATCAACAATATCAGCTGACACTACAGTAGCTTCATTAGTTGCTTTAAGTTCTGCTAGTGTTATTGCTCCATCAGTAGAATCTATATGTAAAACACTTCTACCCTGTGAGTTTATAATTGAATTTGCCATAGTTTATCCTAAATTGTAAGCATTTCTTTATCAAAATAATTCATAATATCTTTAACCTTTACACCATGTTTTTTTGCAACTTTTTCTACATTTTTATCAAATGTACTTAAAAAATCGCCTGGATTCTTTTCCATTGTGTCAAAGACATCATCAACAGCCTTTTTCATTTTAGGTGTAAGTTTCTTATATGTAGATGATTTCTTATGTTCATCTTTTTCTATAACCCATGTATTAAATTCTTTAAATTTCTTCATCGGCAGAATCCTCTACTGAGGTATTAAGTTGTCCTTTTATTAAAGAATTCGCTACTTCTACTCGTTTTAAGTCCAATGCACTTCCTATTTTTTGTGCTATTGAATTTTTAAAATGGGTTTCAGCATCTATTTTGTTATCATCAACTAGTGATGAAATCATATTTGGTATTTCACTCATAATTTATTTTTTGTGTTAATAGTTAAAATTGTGGCCCTGATTTTGGCCCATCTGAATCCATTGGATTATTTATTGGTTCGTGATCATCTGGCTCTGGTTCTTTATTAATTTGTCTGTCCATCTTATCAATTTCTTCCTGAGTCATACGAAAAACATGTTTTTGAACATATTCTTTAGAAAACCAATCACCTATATACGGTTCCATACTATTTAGTATATCTAATCGTTCACGAAGCACATCCATATCTCGCATTTCCGCATAATGGCCATCCTTCATATAACTATATTTAAGATTTTCTTGAATTTCTTGCCAATCATCTTCTGCAATAACACCCTTGAGTATTAATTGTGTTTTAAGAATATCATTAAACAAAGTATTAAACTTGTTTCGTAATTTTTGAACAAACTTAGTAAACTTTACTTCATCTCTTGTAATCTCTGCACCCCGGCCTAAACTAAATCCTGAATCAGATTCTAACCGACTAACAGGTATGTTCAAAGATCGATATAATTTTTTCTGGAAATAGACAATATCATCTATTTCTCCTAGATTCTGTCCACCAGGCAGGGTTGTAATTTCGGTTCCTCTACCACCTTCTCTACGAGGCAACCAGAAATCCTCTAACATACTCATCTGCTGACGGTCATCCTTTATCTCACCAGTAGATGCATTATACACCAACTTGTTTCGATAACGATTCATCACATCTTTAAGATATGCCTCTGCTTTTACTTTCGGTAAATTTCCAACATCAATATAGAAAATTCTTCGTTCTGGTGCTCGTGCAATACGATAAATCACTACTGCATCTTCAATCATCCTAAGTTGATTGACCGGCTTAATTGCTTTATGTAAATAAGAATGTACTAATGCTTTAGAAGGGTCAAATAAACCTGAAGGACAATTTGCAATCGCATCAGAAGTAATTTTAAGAGTTCCACCAACTGCACTAGCATTGTGTGATGTGGTAACTGCACCTCCTTCATTATATACATAATAATCTTCTAATACTCTAACAGTAGGTGAACCTTTTTTGGTTATATCCTTATCTA